CGGCCCGACAATCCGACGTTGCCGATCACGTCCACCGGGATTTGGGATGGCAAGCCTGCCAACACCCGTATGTGGATGGTGGACGAGTGGATACCTTTTCGCCGTGCCACTTTGCTCACCGGGGAAGGCGGGTCGGGAAAATCCCTTGTTTCGCAGCAGCTCGCAACGTGCGCCGCGCTGGGCCTGCCTTTCATGGGCGTGAAAACTCGCCAAATGAAGGCGCTCTACATCACGTGCGAGGACGATCTTGGCGAACTGCATCGCCGCCAGGAGGGGATTTGCAGCGCGCTTGGTACAAGCATGTCGGAGCTGGATGGAAACCTGTTCTTCCTGTCCCGGTGTGGCCAGATCAATAATTCGCTTCTGCATTTCGCAAATGACGGCGTTGAACAGTCCCAATTCTATCATGACATTGCGACCTTTGCTTGGAACAATCAGCCTTGCTTTGTGGTGCTGGATAACATCGCGCATCTGTTTGAGGGCAACGAGAATATCCGTAACCATGTCGCGATCTTCTGCAACGCCATGGAGGCGCTCGCGAAAGAGGCGATGGCGACCGTTCTATTCCTTGGGCATCCCGCCAAGGCCGCTGGATCGCAATTCAGCGGCTCCACGGCGTGGGAAAATCAGGTGCGGTCCCGCCTCTATCTGTCGCGCCCCGATGGCGATGAAGGCACATACGACGATGACGCGCGTGTCCTGACCAGAGCGAAGTCGAACTATGCCAAGACCGGGGATGCCATTAAATTCAGGTGGAAGGATTGGGCCTTTGTTGAAGCGATCGACACGGGTGAAAGCTGGTATGAGCAAGTCGGTAACACCGGCAAGGCGACGGGCGAGAACAAGCTGTTCCTCGCCTGCCTTGCTAAAGCCACCCAAGAGCGGCGCGCGCTAAGTCACAGCCCCCATGCAGGCAACTATGCGCCGAAGGTCATGGAAGGGATGCCCAGCGCCAAGGGGCTGAAAAAGGAAGCCCTGCGCATGGCAATGGAGCGGTTGCTGCACCTTGGCGAGATCATGGCCGATCAGCCCCTTTGGGCGGGGCAGGACCGCAAGTGGATGAAGGGCATCGCAGTGGCAAATCAGGACTGCGGGACGGTTGCGGGACGGTTCCCGAACCATCCCGCAAATCAAGGTCAAGTCATTGAAAACACTTGCGGGACGGTTGTGCGGGACGGTTTGCGGGACGGTTCAGACGATGTGCGGGACGGTTCTAGCCAAGTCTTTGATTTTGCTTGCGGGACGGTTGCGGGACGGTTGCGGGAAGGTTCCGGGGCTTCGGGTGTGCAGGGGAGCCCCCCTATAGGGGGGCTTCCCCTGCCCCCCAATCCCGAAGCGGATGACATCATCTGGGACAGTGCCGAGGAGGAGGACCAGTGATGGGCAACACCACTCCGGCACGGGTGCGGGCGCTGGCAAGGGAGGTGGGCAGGCTGCATCCCGACTGGCGCAACCCTGAACGCTACTTCGAGCGGCGGGACGAATTGAGGCGCGAGCTTCACCAACTGGCAAACGCGATGGAGCAACGTCATGGCTGATTGGCCCTACAACACCACAACGTGGAAGCGACTGCGCGAGGCTCACCTGTCGCTGTACCCCATGTGTGAGGGATGCGAGGCCATGGGGCGCATGGCGATGGCGAACACGGTGGACCATCGGGTGCCGATCAAGGCGGGAGGCGATCCGTTCCCGTCTCATGATGGGCTGGCAAGCTACTGCCCCGGATGCCACAGCGCCAAGACGGCGCGTGGTATCGAAGCGGGAGCGGTGCGGACGAAGAAGCCACGGCGCGGATGCAATCCCGATGGATCGCCGCTGGACACGGCTCATCCGTGGCATGAAAAATCTCTCAGGGCTGATCAGTCCAGACCGATCTCGCTCATCTCTTTAGAGTTAGTTTCCAAACGGTTAGGCGAGGATTTCGGCTGATGGGACGTCGTGGACCCGGCGCATCGCGGATGAAGGCGGCCGCCGCGTCGGCGCCGGTGGACCAGTCGGGCAGCTATGGGCTGTTTGCCGAGTGGGAGCCGCCCAAGCCTGAGCCGCACCCGTGGGAGGACGAAGGATATTCCCGTGCCGAGCGGGTTATCGCCTTTGTCGAGTCGCTGCCGATAACGAAAGGCTTTGGGGCTGGCGAGCGCGTCCAGCTTCTGACGTTTCAGATCGAATGGATCATGGCGATCTACGGCACCGATGCCGACGATCGCCGCCGCGTCCGCACGGGCCTGTTGAGCGTGGCGCGCGGGCAGGGCAAGACGGTGCTGGCCGCGATGTTGTGCCTGGCGCATCTTGTCGGCCCGGAGGCGGAGCCGCGCGGCGAGTGTTACAGCGCTGCGGCCACGCGCGACCAGTCGGCGCTGATCTTCGCCGAGATGGAGGCCATCATCCTGCAAACCCCGTGGATCGCCGCCCGCGTCAACGTGCAGCGGTTCCACAAGCAGATCGAGGACATGGAAACCGGATCGAAGTTTCGCGCGCTGGCGAGCGATGGCGCGTCGGTCCACGGCCTCGCATCGTCCTTCGTCGTCTGCGATGAGCTGGCGCAGTGGAAGAAACGCGAGCTGTTCGACGTGCTGCGCACCTCCATGGGCAAGCGCCGCGAGCCGTTGATGCTGGTCATCGGCACCCAAAGCCCGCACCCCGAAAATCTCATGTCCGAGCTGGTCGATTATGCCGATCGCATCGCCAGCGGTGAGATTGACGATCCCAGCTTTCACGGCGTCGTGTATGCCGTGCCGGAGGACGCGGACCCCTATGACCCGGATAATTGGCGGCTTGCCAATCCGGCCATGGGTGTTTTCGTGTCGCAGGAACAGCTTGCCGACGAAGCGGCGCGTGCGAAGCGGATGCCGACATTTGAACCGGCTTTCCTCAACCTCCACTGCAACATGCGGGTGGACGCGGAGCCGAAGGCGATCAACCCGGCTGAATGGCAAGCCTGCGGCGGTGCCGTCGATCCCGACACGCTGCGCGGGCGTCCCTGTTTCGGCGGCCTCGACCTGTCCAGCGTGCGCGACCTGTCATCGCTGGTCCTGTATTTCCCGGAGGACGGCGGCGCGGTGCTGGCGTGGTTCTGGTGTCCCAAGGCGGGGCTGACGGCCAAAGAGGAACTGGATCGCGTTCCGTATCGCACATGGGCCAATCAGGGCCATATCGAAGCCACACCGGGCAGCGCGATCGACAAGGGGTTTATCGCCCAGCGCATGGCCCAGGTCGCCAGCATGTTCGACGTGAAGGGCATCGCCTTCGATCGCTACGGCTTTCAGGATTTGAAGAATATCCTCGATCGCGAGGGCGTCGATTTGCCGCTGACCGAGTGGGGCCAAGGGTTCCTGTCGATGGGGCCAGCGGTCAATGCGTTCGAGGTCGCGCTGTTGGCGGGCGAGCTGCGCCACGGGATGCACCCTGTGCTGCGCTGGAACGCGGGCAATCTGATCTTTGACACGGACCCAGCGGGCAACCGAAAGCCAAACAAGAGCCGCTCAATCGACCGTATCGACGGCATGGCGGCTCTCATCATGGCTTGTGGGCTTGCGGCAAAGGATGAAGGGCCGGAAGTCTATCGTGGAAGTGGGATCGCTTGGATTTAGTCCCCCCAAGCCGATATTTTATAACTGTCGCCCAAGTCGATAGATTTCGCGAGCACGGTAAAGCAAAAGCTGTCAGGTGTTTGCCTGTGCTCGATCGCAATAACCTCAGCGTGGCCGGAGTTTCCGCCCGCCATCCAGTGCAATACTTCGCCGGTCTCAGGTTTGACATCAAACTGCACAGTTTCAGCGTAAGTTTCACCGTCATCTATCACTAAGTAAGCGCCGATCGTCATGTCAGTTTCTCCCTAAGAATAACTCGTATCGCTTCCGGACGCGAAGGGCGCGGCTCCGGCATTTGAGCAATCCATGCATCAAGCGCCGCCAGATCGGACGGATATAGCTTAACATGAACACCGATCCCGTGCGTCGGAGGGCGTCCTCTTTTTCGTGTATCTGCTATTGTGTCGGCCATGACTAACGTGTATCTGAAAATACGAGCCGAGGGAAGGCTGCAACCTTCCACCCGGCTCTAACCGCAACCGTCGCTTGGAGACGATCATGGCTGACACCCCTCTACGGGCGGACTCCGTCCGTGCCAATCCCATTGCGCGCCGCGACATGCTGGCCGCCGCCTTCGTAGCCAGCGCCGCGCTTGCTGCGCCTAGCATCGCCGCTGCTGCCGCACCTATGAAGTCCGCCACGCCTGAGTGGGAAGACCCTGCAACGGTATCACGCCGGGTCGATGGTGATTTCTGGCGAGCATATGACCGGCAGAAACGTATCTATTCCCGGTGGATGCAGTCCTATGCCGCGCTGGAAGGCTCGCCAAACGGCGATAAAATGATCGACCGTTGGTGCAATCTTCACCACGAAGCCGAATGCAAGATGCTTCGCGCGCCGACAAAAACACTCTCCGCTCTTCATGCTAAGTTACACTCCGCCACGCCGTCGGAGTTCGATTTTAACGCTAGTCCTTCCGATGACGGGTTCTCTCTTGCCGACATCGTGCTGTTCGACATCGAGCGGATGATGAAGGCGGAGTATCAGGCATGAGCTTCAATTTCGCATTGCCGCCGGTGCCGCGCTATCTGCGCCCGGAAGATCGATCCGCAGTAGAGGCCCAAATCGAGGCCCTCATTGCGCTGCTGGATGATGAGGATGGCGACCCCGATTATGAGCCAGAGGATGACCAAGGCATCGACGACGTGCCACATGATCAAAGGCACGATCTCATCCCGGTGTACGGCGTCGACCAGACTGGCGGCCCGGTGAACTACGCTACAGCTTGCCGCGAATGGCTGAGCAAACGTGATCGCGAAGCCGCTTGGCAAAACCTATTGACGCGAGCAATATAATTGAATACCTGTTGATTATTCCAATAGGAGTTTCAAATGGATTATCAGCTTACGACCGTGGCTGCATGTCGAGTAGCTCGCCTCGATCGGCAGCGGTTCAACGAGTATGTTGCGGGCGGCGATTACACCTGTGCGCCGAAGACAATTCCAGGCCGATCGCGTTTGTTCGACGAGGCCGACATGATCGCGCTTTGCATCTTCGCACAGGAGATCGAAGGGCAAATGATGAAGCCGCTTATGGCCGGTCTAAACGCGGAAGCTGTTTTGGCAGCGTTGCGCAAGCGCCCTGACGCCGACCATCTCACCTTCGCGCATATCTGGCAGGAGCCGATGCTGCGGCTTTTGGTGGATAAGCCACTGCCTGCCGGGGAGAATCTCGTCGGCAAATCGGTGATCCGCTACACCGTCTATGACATTGCCGCAGTGCGAGCAGTCGTACGCAAAGGTGTCGAGCAAGAACGGGCGATCATCGGACCCGACGACTGATGTTCAAAGGCTCCCCTTCCTTTGCGGCTGCTGCGGCGCAGCCAATAGCGAAAAGCCTGATGCCTGGGGAGCCGCGCGCTCGCGTGTTGATGAAAAGGCTCAATCAGGTGCCGCCGCACCGATCTTCGTTGCCGATCGGACCAAGCGGTCTGGCTGGCCGCGCTCCCAAGTTTCGACCGGCATATGCGGGTCGGAAATCCATCGTCGTGAGACAGACGGTAATCACCGTGCGGAGGGCTTTGGCCCTCCGCCAGTTTGAAGGATGTAAAATGAAACTGAGTGAACTCCTCGAAAAGCGGGCGGCGGCGTTCGCTCGTATGAAGGCCGCGCAGGACGAAGGCGGCGAAGCCTTCGACAATGCCGAAACCGAAGTCCGCGACCTCGACGCGCAGATCAAGCGCGCCCGGTCGATCGACGATATGGAGCGCCGCGAGGCCGGTACTCCCCTGCATGGTGATCGCCAGCTCGACACCGAAATCCGTACGCGTTTCAGCCTTGCCCGCGCCGTCGCCGGTGCCGCTGGACTGACCGTCGATTGGGGTTTCGAGCGCGAAGTGCAGCAGGAATTGCAGCAGCGTTCGGGGCGTCAGGCGAAGGGCGTATTGATCCCGACCGAAATTTTCGAGCGGCGGGTGCTGACTTCAACCGGCGACGGCGCGGCGATCGTGCCGACCGACCATCGCCCCGAACTTTACATTTCCGCCCTGACCGCCGCCAGCGTCGTGCGTGGCCTTGGCGCTACTGTTTTGACCGGCCTGACCGGCAATCTCGACATCCCGCGTGAAGCTGCCTCGCCCGCCATTGGCTGGGTCGCGGAAAATTCACCGTTGCCGAAGGGCGATCCTGATTTTGACAGCGTTACCCTGTCGCCCAAGCACGCCGGTGCGATCTCCGAATGGTCGCGCAACATGGTCATGCAATCGTCGCCCCAGGTCGAGCAGCTGCTGCGCAACATGCTGGCGCGCGACATTGCGCTGGCGATCGACCGGGCGTCGATCAAGGGCGGCGGCGCGAATGAGCCGAATGGCGTCCTCTCGACCCCTGGTATTCAGACAGTGGCCTATGATGGCACGGCGTTCGCCCTGACGAACGCAACGGCGGAAATGATCGCAGCGGCGGACATCGTTAATGTCGATGCGAGGCGATCGTTCCTTGCCACCAACGGCGTGAAAAAAATGGCGTTGAAAATGAGGGATGCAAACGGCCTTCCAATCCCCGCGTCGGCTCTTTTCCACAACGAGCCAGTAGCGTTCAACAATCAGGTGCCGAGCGACCTTGGCACCGGGACCGATGAGCACGGCCTGATCTATGGCGACTGGTCGGAATTGCTGATTGGCATCTGGTCGGAGCTGGACATTCTGGTGAACCCGTATGAGTCCACGGCTTACGCCAAGGGCAACATCAGCATCCGTGCTATGGCGACCGTCGATTGCGCCGTGCGCCATCCTGACGCCTTCGTATCGGCAACCGGCGTCGAGGTGGAATAATGACGTCGGCGGCAAGCATCGAGCGGCGGGCGTTCACCGAGCTTCGCGCAAGCGGGCGTCGGCTCGAAGGCTATGCCGCTACCTTTGGCAGCGAGGCGCGCATCGGCTCGATCGTGGAAACGATCGAGCGGGGCGCGTTTCGTGCATCGTTGGGCGAGGATATTCTTGCCCTCATGGATCATGACCCGGCCCGTGTGCTTGGTCGTACCCGTTCCGGCACGCTGCGACTGAGCGAGGACACCCGCGGCTTGTCCTTCTCGCTCGACCTGCCCGATACGCAGTCGGGTCGCGATGTGCTGGAGCTGGCGAAGCGCGAAGACCTTGGCGGCATGTCGTTCGGCTTCATCGTCCCCAAAGGTGGCGATAGCTGGAATGGCGAACGTCGATCGCTGCGCACGGTGATGCTGCGGGAAATCTCCGTTGTGTCGTCTTTCCCGGCCTATCCCGACACCAGCCTTGCCTTGCGCTCCCGCCCGTTCCCTGCGGCGAACGAAGAGCGCCGTCGCAGGCTCATCATTGCGGAGCTGGGCGTATGAGCATCATGAACCGCATGGCGGCTCTGTTCGGCTATGAAAAGCGGGCCGACGATCCTTCGTGGGCGGCGCTTGCGCCCAATGTCGGCGCGTCGTCCGCCATGTCGGTGCGGGCAGCGGAAAACCTGTCCACGGTGCTGGCCTGCTCTACGGTCATTGCCAATTCGCTGGGTTGCATCCCGGCGCTCGTCTATCGGCGTGAGGGTGAAAATCGTGTCGAGGCGGCAAATCATCCGCTGTTGCGGCTGACGCGCCTTGGCGTGACTGACGAAATGACGTGGCCCGACTTTGTGGAGCATCTTGTCGCGTCGGCGTTGCTCACCGGCAATGGGCTGGCCGAGATCCTGCGCAACGCGAATGGCAGCCTTTCCGGGCTGCGCTTCATTCCGTGGAGCTGGGTGACGGTGGCGCAGCTTGCGTCGGGCAGACTGGCCTATGACGTGTCGGACGGTCGCGGCAAAAGCTGGCGGTTGCTCAGTGGCGAGGTGATCCATCTGCGCGACCGCACCGACGATGGCAGGATAGGGCGTTCGCGCCTTAGCCGCGCCGCTGACGCGGTGGCGGCGGTTTCTGTAAGCAACACCTTTGCGCGCACATTCCTCGATCGCGGAGCGTCTCCCAGCGGCGTGATTGAGGTGCCGGGGACGTTGACGCAGCCTCTTCGCGACTCGATGCGCCAGCAAATGAAGGACCGGCATAGCGGCGCGGCTAACGCTGGTTCGACGCTCATTCTTGATGGCGGGATGCAGTGGAAGGCATCGCAGATCAGCCCGGAGGACGCGGAGCTGTTGGAAACGCGGAAATTCGGCGTCGAGGAAATCTGCCGCCTGTTCCAAGTCCCGCCGCCGTTGGTGCAGGACTACAGCCACAACACCTTTACCAACTCCGAAACCGCTGGCCGGTGGTTCGCCATGTTTACGCTGGCCCCTTGGGCGCGAAAGATCGAGGCCGAGTTTGCGCGCAGCGTATTCCCTAGCGGCGGCCCCTATGAGCTGGAGCTTGACCTGTCCGGCTTCCTGCGCGGCGATCCCGCAACCCGTTGGCAGGCCCATGCCGTAGCGCTCCAGCACAAGGTGCTGGACACCAACGAAGTGCGCCAGATCGAAGGGTGGAACCCACGCAAGGAAGAGCCGAAGCCTGATAATGTGCCGCCGATCGACCCGGCCCTACCGCCGAAGCCTGAGCAAACGTAGGAGTCTGAAAATGCCTGACGTTGTGACCTTGAACGAAACCAAGTTGTTTCTGCGGGTCGATCATGACGACGAAGATACGATCATCGTCACCATGATTGGAGCGGCAACCGATGCCGTTCGCGACGTGGCGGAAGCATGGGACGGCACGGGCGATGCGCCGGCGCGGCTCAAAATGGCAGTGCTTACGCGCGTAGCGATCATGTTCTATGACCGGGCAAGCACCGCGCCAGGTGCCGGCGAGGATCGCCTGTTGCTTCCCCTGCGGACGTTGGAGATTTGAAGATGGTAGCGCGTAGGGCCACTTTTAAACAGGCTGACGCGACCCGCGCCTTGCGCGCCGCTGTCGCTGCCGGGCTGCGCCCGAGCGGCTACAAAATTGACCCATCGGGCGCGATCGTTGTGATGCTAGCTGAAGGACTGAGCGGGAAGGCGGCCAACGCCAACCCTTGGGATGAGGAACTCATGCCATGACCAACAAGCGCCTGCGCTCGAATCGCTTCCTGCCTGAATATGTCTCTATGTTCAAAGACCGACATGGGAAGGAGCGGTTGCGGTTCCGCCGAAAAGGCTATCCTTCGCAATATTTCACAGCCCCGCTAGGCACTGAGGCTTTCCGAGAGGAATACCACCGCTTCAACAGCCCCGAGGCGGCATCGCAGGCGGTTGAGGATGCTCATTCTGCGCGGCTCATTCCCGGCAGCATCGGCGACTTGTTGCGGCGTTACTTCGCCGTTCCCGAGCGTCTTGGCCCTAGCGATGTGACCCAAACGAAAGTGCGGCAAATCCTCGAGCGGTTTGCAGAGGGCCGAGAAGGGCGCCCAGTGAAAGGCGTGAGCTTCGAGCATATCGACGCGATTATCGCCAAAGCACGTGTCAAAACTGTGGATGCCAAAGGCCGGAAGGTCGGGGGGCATGAGGCGGCGCGCAAGCTACGTAAGGAGCTGCGTCGGTTTTTTGCGTTTGCTCGAAAGCTGGGCTGGATCGCGATAAATCCGGTTGATGATTCGCAGCCCGTAAAGGTTTCGCCTAGCGAACGCTCGACAGGCTTCTATACATGGACCGAGGATGACATTGCCGCCTACCGCGCGCGATGGCCCTTGGGAACGAAGCAACGGCTCGCAATGGAGCTGATGCTTTGGACCGACCAGCGTAAGGTTGATGCCATCCATCTTGGCCGCCAGCACGTCCGACAGGGCAAATTCGCTATTCGTCAGACGAAGACTGGCAAGCTCCTCACGCTGCCGATCGCGCCGCCTCTAGCGGCCGCGATCGCCGCTATGCCCGCATCCAACGCGCTATGCTTCATTGTTACCGAATGGGGGAAGCCGTTTTCCGTGAAGGGATTTGGGGGATGGTTTCGCGAGCAGTGCGATGCGGCCGGACTGGACAAATGTACCGCCCACGGCCTGCGGAAAGCCACCATGCGTCGCATGGCAGAGTTGGAGATGCCCAACAAGACGATGAAATCGGTGAGTGGCCACACCAAGGATGATGAGGTCGCTCGCTACACTCAGGCGGCTAATCAGGAGCGCTTGGCGGACAGTGCGATTCGGCAACTTGTCGAATGGGAAAAGTCTAACCCGCTCCCAAGGTTAGACGCCAGCGCGTCATAA